CGACCTCCAAGGTGGTCCCGCGCGGCGCGAAGCTCTACGACCTCACGAACAAGACTTTCGAGTTCGCAGCCCCGGTCACCGTGGATTTGATCCAAGGTCTGGAGTTCGAGGAGATGCCGTCGTCCGCCCGGGTCTACATCACGGTTCGGGCCGCGAGGAAATATCAGGATCGTTACTTCGGTGACGAGGCCACGCACTCCTATTCCAAGCAGGACGAGATCGAGGCTCTGGTCGCGTTGAAGAACGAAGACCTGGAGTTCGACGATCCCAACATGCTGGAAGACAGCCAGTTCGTCTCGGGTCTGCGGAAGCCGTAATCTTGGCTCGCATCTCTGGGTCTATCCCAAACCTCGCGAACGGGGTCAGCCAACAGGCTATGGCCCTTCGCCTCGCCACTCAGGGCGATCTGCAGGTCAACGCATATTCCACCATCATCGAAGGTTGTAAGAAGCGCCCACCGACCGAGTTCGTGGCTGGCCTCGGTGACATCCTCGACGGGCAACCCCTGTTCACCCACCTGATCCAGCGCGACGGGTCCGAGCAGTATTGGGTCTTCGTAACGAAGCTCGGCATCCGGGTGTTCGATCTCAAGGGCGCCGAGAAGACGGTCAACGCCCCGAACGGCTACGGCTATCTCTCGCACAGCTCCAGCCTCAAGACGGCTCCGTTCCGTGCCACGACGGTCGCCGACTACACCTTCATCGTCAACCAGACGAAGGTCACGGGCATGGCCTCGACGACCACCCCGGCGTTCAAGAGCGATGCCATCTTCAACATCCAAGCCGGGAACTACGGTCGGACCTACTCGATCAAGATCGACGGCGTGGTGAAGGCCCGCTACCGGACGCCCGATGGCGACAGCGCCGCCCAGTCTCCTGCGGTGGATTGCACCTTCATCGCCGAGCGCCTGTTGAACGGCAAGACCATCGCGTTGGAGAAGACGGTCAACAACCAAGAGAACGGGAATTGGACGTGGAAAGACACGGACACGAACCTCGTCGCTCAGGGCATCACCTCGGCGAACGGCTGGACGACCAAGGTCATCGGCTCGACGATCTACGTCCAGAAGAACGACGGCACCACGTTCCGCGCCGAGCTGGACGACGGTTTCAACGGCAATGCGTCCAAGGTCATCCAGAACGAGACGCAGGACTTTCCATCGCTCCCACGCCAGTGCGTCCACAACGCGGCTGTGCAGATCACCGGGGCGGCGGGGAACCAGTTCGACAACTACTACGTCCGGTACGACGCCAAGAACGACGACCATCCGCATGGTGTCTGGAAAGAGGTCCCGCAGCCCGGGATCAAAACCTCGTTCGACTCCAGCTCGATGCCGCATGTCCTCATCCGTGAGGCCGATGGCACGTTCACGTTCAAGCCAGCGACGTGGGACCTCCGCAAAGCCGGGGATGAAACGACCTGTCCGCAGCCTTCGTTCATCGGAGCCAAGATCAACGACGTGTTCTTCTTCAAGAACCGCGTGGGCTTCCTGTCCAAAGAGTCCGTGATCATGTCCCGGGGCGGCTCGTATTTCGACTTCTGGCGAGCGACCGCGACCGCACTGCTCGACGATGATCCGATTGACGTAGCCGGGGTAGGGGCCGAGGTCTCGATCCTCCACTACGCCGAGCCCCAGTTCGACCGGCTGGTCATCTTCTCCGACAGGCGGCAGTTCATCCTCATGGGCAACGAGCTGCTCACCCCGAAGACGGTCTCGATCCGTCCGTCCACGGCCTTCCCGAGTGCTGCTCAGGTTGCGCCTGTGTCGAGCGGCCAGTCGATCTTCTTCGCAATGGACCGGGGCCTGTTCACGATGATCCGCGAGTATTCTCTGGAGCCCGACACGGGCAACGCAGAAGCGGATGACACCACCTCGCACGTACCCCAGTATATCCCGGGTGGACCGACGCTCATGGCTGCGGCTCCTCAGGAGGACTTGCTGGCTGTCTACTCCCCTTCGGACAAGAACGGCCTGTACGTCTACAAATATTACTGGGCGCAGGACCAGAAGCTCCAATCGAGCTGGTCTCGCTGGGAGTTCCCCGGCGTCACGGCGATCCTGAACTTCAAGTTCGTCGACAGCAAACTGCTGCTCGTCCTGAACCGCAACGGTTCCGTCTTCTTTGAGGCGATGGACATTCAGCCAGGAGCGGTCGACCCGGGCGGCGAGTTCGTGGTGAACCTTGACAGGCGGGTGCTCGTGTCCAGCAAGACCGGTCGCGTCTACGACCCCTACGACAAGAAGACTGTCATCCCGGTCCCGTTCGATCCGACCGAGGCCGATTACGTCTGCGTAACTGGGGCAACAGGAGCAGGTGCTTCGCCTCACGGCCTTCAGGTTCAGATCCTCGACAAGGGCGTCGACACGATCACGCTCTCGGGCGATCTGCGTCAGGAGAACCTGTATTTCGGCATCAGCTACACCATGCGCTACCGCCTGTCGGACATCTTCATCCGGCAGCAGAGCCAGAATGGTGGGTCCACCGCCGTCACGCAGGGCCGTCTGCAGCTGATCAAACTGATCCTGCAGTATTCGAAGTCCACCTTCATCCGCGTCGAGGTCACCCCTCTGGGCCGCGAAGCTCGGACCTATGTTCACAATGGTCGTCTCATGGGCGATCCCGAGAACATGGCCGGTGTCGCCACGCTCAAGGACGGAAACTTCGCCGTGCCGATCCTTGCCCAGAACAACCGGGTGAAGATCGAGATCGTCAACGACAGCTACCTCCCGTCCTCCGTCATTTCGGCGGAATGGATCGGGGAGTACGTCCAGAGAACACGGAGAGTTTAACTGGTAACCATTCGCAGGGCCGAGGTGGCGGACGCCGTCTCCTTGGCTCCGCGCCTCAGGGAAGTAGATCGCCGGGAGTGCCTAGCTCACCACGGGATCGATCCGCAGTTCCTCCTCCCGTATTCCGTTGCCGAAGGGGGCCCCTCGTGGGCCTTCATCGACGACGACGGGAAGTGCATCGGCCTCTTCGGTGTCGACCCTGTGGACCAGCATCCGTACTTCGGTCTGGTCTGGATGGTCACCTCGGAAGACGTCTTCAAGCACAAGAAGCAAATCCTGCGCGATAGCCCGGTCTGGCTGAACCAGCTGCACGACCTCTATCCGCTCTTGGGCAATCACGTCGATGCCCGTAACCGGTCGCACATTCGCTGGCTCAAATGGCTTGGCTTCTCGTTTCTGAGGGTCGTACCGGAGTTCGGCGTCGAGCGGCTTCCATTCATCGAGTTCGCAAAACTGAGGTCAAAACCATGTGCGTAGGAGCCGTGGGTTTGGCTGTAGCGCAGTTTGCTATGAGCGCCGCGAGTTCCGTCATGGGATTTCAGGCTCAGAAGCAGCAGTACGAAACGCAGCAGCAAGTCTACGAGAACAACCGGATCGCGGCGAATAAGGCTGCGGTCAACACCATGGCCTCCACCCAGAACCGCATCCTGCAAGAACAGGCGGCGGCATCTGACGAGGCACAGAAGCTCAACATCGAGAGCGCCAAGGGTCGAGCCACAGCAGCCGTTGCTGCCGGTGAGGCTGGCGTTGCCGGTCTGTCGGTCGATGCTCTCATCGCCGATTATTATGGCCAGCAGGGCCGCTTCGAACGGACCCTCGACAATAACCTCCAGATGCAGACCGACTATCTCCGTGGCGAGATGGATGCGGCCACCGCTCAGGCGGAAGGCAGGATCAATTCGGTCGATCAGGGAACACCCCCGTCATTCGCAGATGCGGCTCTCCGTATCGTCGGAGGCGGTCTCGACGCCTTCACGGGCTACAAGCGCAATCAGAAACTAGGGATGTCCTAAGACATGAGACAACAGGGCCGGGTTCAGGCACCGGAGCTGCAGGGCAACGTCGCTCTGCGTCCCGCTCCCATTCAATCAGACACATATGCCGCTCCGGCCCGACCGGCGACGGACAACCGGATGGCGTCCTTGGCTCAAGCCTTGGGCGCTTTCTCGGACAGCATCGGGAATTACGCTCAGACGGTCCAGCCGTCGAAGGAAGACCGGCAGAAGGCCATCTGGGCAGCCGAGCGGAGGATGGAGGGCATGTCCCTTGAGGAGACCCGCAAGGCCGTAGACAGCGGCACCCTTCCGGTGTTCGGCGACAAGTGGGCCCAGCAGTCCGCCAACGCTATCGCCGGGGGCAAGGCCGGGTACCTCTTCGCCAACGAGTTGAAGGACCAGATGACTCGGGACTTCGACTGGGACAGCGGCGATCCCGACAAGCACATCACCGACGCCATCAACGGCTACATCGAGAACAGCCCGTACAAGGACGACCCGAACTTCGGTTCCAACTTCGTCAAGAACGCCTCGGCCCTCCGCGAATGGTCGGTCAAGTTCAAGATGGATCGCAAGACCGAGCAGTTCGTCGAGACGCAGCACCAGTCCGCCTTCGACTTCATCGACACGTTCATCCAGAGCCAGTCCGAGGCCGGAACCGATCCGAAGGAACTGACGAAGAACCTCTTCAAACAGCTCCCGATCCTCGGCAAGAAGGGCACCCTCGGCGTGAACGAGGAGGCGCTGGAGAACGAGGTGTTCAACGCCGCTCGTCGTGTCGCCAGCTCCCATCCCGAGGTCGCCCTGGCTATCCTCAATCATACCCGGGTTGGACGCGATGGTCTCGACCGATCGTTCGCCGGGGATCGCGACAAGCAGGACCTCGTCCTCCAGATCAGGGCCACAGCAGCCAAGGCCATCGGCGATCAGTTCGAGACATCCGAGAAGGAGCGCATCGCGAACTTCAACGTCGAGCTGTTCAAGGCTGGCAAGGGAGCGGAGATCGTCGACCGGGTGATCAAGACCCCGGATGGACGCGAGGTCACACTCACGGCGGAAGCCCAGCGCAAGGCCGTCGAGACCGAGTACGCTCGCCAGTCCCAGCTCATCGCCAAGCACCGGAAGGAAACCCCGGATGAGACCATGTTCCGCGAGCTGCGGGATTATCGTCGTCAGGGCGCGACCCACAAGGGGCTGGAGCAGACGCTTTCGGGCATGGCCGATATGGCCTCCGTCGATATGCTCGGCGACCCAGAGAGCAAGGCGGGGCTGGTGAATAAGCTGAACGTCTATCGGAAGCTCCGTCAGGAGAGCAAGAACTCGATCATGGCCTACACCAAGGAGAAGGACCGTGATTTCGCCGAGGCGTTCATCGAAGCGACCGACTACCTCGACATGTCCGACGATGCCGCTCTGGACTTCGCGATCCAGGTGACGCAGCCGCTCGACGCCTCCGGTCGTGAGCAGGTCGCCAAGTACCAGCGCGAGATCGACAGCGAGATCGGGAACCTAGCCACCAAGAAGGGCTGGTTCGGGATCGAGACCGATAGTGATCCGACGAACTTCTCCACGGTCAAGTCCAAGGTGTCGCAGCTGGCTCAGAAGATGGTCGCAGCCGGGGTCAAGCCGAAGGAAGCGATCACGATGGCGTCGAACGCCGTCAGGGCAAACACTCAGGCCCACAACGGGACGCTCCTCGACCTGAACGGGCTGGACGTGCCGGATCAATTCCCAGACGCTGTCGACGAGGCTCTGGTCCAGTTCATCGCTGCGAACCCGAAGGTCATCGAACGCTCGGGGCTCGATCCCGAGGACCTGACCATCGTACCGCTCGGCGGTGACGTCTCCGGTGGCCGCTTCAAGATCGTGTCGAAGGATAACGTGGCGATCCCGCTCTACAACGACCGTCAGGAGGTCGCCGTGCTGACCCTCGCTGGTATTCGCAAGGCGTGGACCGAGCGGAAGGAAGAGGACGATAGGGGCAACCTTAGGCAGGACATCTTCGAACACTCTGCCGAGCAGAAGGGTCTCCAGTATCTGGTCGACAAGGATGGCTCCGAGGCTTGGGTCGATCCTAAGACCAAGGAGAAATACACCTTCCAGTACACCGAGAAGGACAGCCGACCGATCTGGAAGAAGACCGGGAAGCGCTATAGCCGTGCTGTCCCGACCCGGGCTGATGGCAGCTTCGTGCTGAAGGGCTTCGAACAGGGCAAGTTCTGGGGTCGCCTCCGGGGCTCCGATCTGAAGAAGTACCGCGAAGACATGAAGCAGTGGGAGAATGACATCGACAAGGCGGCAGAGGAACGCCGGAAATGGTGGGGCAAGATACTGCCCAGCATCAAGGTGGGAGACACCGTCCTCAACGACTAAACCCAAGTTCGGCCTCGGATATTCTCCGGGGCCTTTTTTCATTCAGGAGAAAGCATGAACCAAGCCCTCGCAGCAGCCATCGTGGCAGAGGCAAAAGAACTGGGCGCAAGCCCTTACGACCTTGCCACGGTCATGTCCTACGAGACTGGTGGCACCTTTGACGTCTGGCAGAAAGGCCCGACGACCCAGCACGGGCAGCACCGTGGTCTGATCCAGATGGGCGAAACCCAGCGGAAGCAGTACGGCTACTACGAGGGAATGTCGGTCGAGGAAGCCGTGAAGGCGTCTGGCCGCTACCTCCGCGACCGGGGTTTCAAGCCCGGGATGGGTCTCCTAGACATGTACTCGACGATCAACGCCGGTCGACCCGGGCTCTACAACCGGTCTGACGCTGGTAACGGCGGCGCTCCCGGTACGGTTCGGGACAAGGTCGAGCAGCAGATGGAAGGCCACAAGTCCAAGGCCACGGCTCTCCTCAGTGGGATCGTCGGTGACGCCGATGAGTGGCTGTCGCAGAACCAGATGGACCGTTCGGTCGAGCGCAGCGACCTCGCTTCGCCCAGCCAGGACGACATCAACGCGGCTCAGTACCAGTATGACCAGAGGGGCAACCCGCTCTCGGGCGCGAACATCCCCTACAACGTCACGAACCTGAACAACTTCCCGCCTGAGGAGCGCGAGGAGCATTCTGTCGGCGAGCTGGCCAAGGCCGCTTGGAACACCGAAAGTACCACCGCGTGGCTCTTCCAGTCGGCACCCGAGACCGACCGCGATCCGAACTGGAGCCTTTCCTACGACCGAGCCGAGGCCGATCTCAAGGAGATGGGCGGGGACGCCAAGGTCTATGGCCCGTGGCTGACCGAGGCGGACTCCGAGGAGCGCTACGGTGCGATCAAGAGCGCCATCGCGACGGACATCCAGCAGACGCGGATGCTCAACGAGGCTGGCTTCACCGGCACGGCTCTCCGCGTCGGAGTTGCCATGCTGGACCCGACCGAACTCACGGCTGACGTATTGGCCGCTTCGGTGGCACCGCAGTTCGTCGGCGCTCGTCGGGCCGAGAGGCTTTACCGGGCTCTGAACGCTGGTGTCGCTGGTGCTGCCGGTGGCGCTGCGGCTGGTGCCGTGGGCTATGCTGTCAACCCGCATCAGAACGCCACGGACGTGCTCTTCAGCTCGGTCTTTGGTCTCGGCGTGGGTGGAGTCGTCGGAGCGCTCTCGCGCAACCCGGCTACCCTGACGGAGGCCGTGCGCTTCCAAGCCGTGGCCGATCAGGCTCGTCGATATGCCGATGGCGAGATCGAGGCTATCCCGGGTGGGAACATGGGCAACTCCGCTGGTGCGGCCCGGGCTCCCGAGCAGCAGAAGTTCCTGAACGACGAAGCTCTGGAGTTCGTGGGCGACGACGAGATCGAGAAGTCGGCCTTCCTCAAGGGTCGTGTCGACCTCTACGCCCAGATGGACAAGTCTCCGAACACCCTGACCCGCATGGGCGCTGGGCTGGTCAACGATGGCGTCGGCAAGAAGAATGGCGCGATCAACGGCATCTCGGCCTCGGAAGAGCAGGATCGCTACTGGCGCATATGGTCGACCGGCTACATGAAGACCTACCGTCCGGCCCTCGGCGACTACCTATCACGGCACTCCAAGGGGATCATGGATCGGGCCCGCGCTGAGCGGGACTTCAACAGCCAGGTCTACGACTATGTGGTGGATCGACGTCCCGGGCGCTCGGAACGCTACGATGCAGCTGTGGTCAAGCTGGGAAACCATCAGGCCGCTCTGTTCAAGGAGATCGGCGAGACGGCCCAGAACCCCTTCGTCCGCGAGGGAATGACCGGCGACAGCGTGGCTGGCTTTGAGCGGTGGGCGGCGAACCCGCACTACATGATGCGAAAATGGGATGCCGACCGCATCGTCATGGCCGCAGACGAGTACGTCAAGGGAACGGTCGAGGACCTGATCGCGGGGGCCATTCGCAAGGCCAACGCCGACATGGAAGAGACGCTGATCCGCAGCCTGTCCAAGGGTTTCACCAGAGCCATCACGAACCGTGCACACGGACTCGACGATGCCGCTGTGCGAGCTATGGGCGGCGAGGACATCGAGACCCTCATGGAAGTCCTGACGCTCGACGGCGGGCTTTCTCGTGGTGATGCGGAGGCAGTCCTGCACCGGTTCAAGAAGACGTCCGACGCCGGAAACGACGCTCGGGCCAAGCACCGGCTCCTGCTGGACGAAACCTTCCGTCTACCGGCTGTCATGCGCAAGGATGGCACCCTCGACGATGAAGGTCTCGGCATTCTGGACCTGATCAATCGGGACGCCTCGTCCAACTTCCTAGCCTACGCTCGGCACATGTCGGGTGCGATTGCTCTGGCCCGCTACCGCGTGAAGGACCCGAAGAACGGCGACCTGCTGATCAACGGCTTCCGCAGCGATGGAGATTTCGAGCACTACAAGCAGCTCGTCCGTCGTCGTGGCGCTGAGCTGATCTCGGAGGGCAAGGCCACGAAGGAGGCGGTCGACAAGGACATCCAGAACCTCGAACTGGCCTACAGCTCAATCCGCGGTCGTCCTGTGTCGGCAGCTGAGAACACCGACTTCGGCTGGTGGTCCCGGGCAATTCGGAAGATGAACTTCACCCGGATCATGAACCAAGTGGGCTTCGCTCAGGTTTCCGAAATTGGGGCAACAGTAGGCACACTGGGGTTTAAGGCGGCGGTGTCGCAGGTTCCTGCCGTGCGGCGCATGATGGGCCAGAACGGGGAGACGATCCTCAAGTCCGGTCTCGCGAACGACCTCGAAACGTGGGTCGGCGTGGGCACCGAACGGCTCCTGCATCGAAACTACTACCAGATCGACGAGATCACCGGGGTTGCCGAGCAGAGCGCTGGACGCTGGAGGGACCGGGTCGACCGGGCTCTGAACACCATGAACAACGCGACCGCAGAGGTCTCGGGGATGCGTCAGGCCAACGTCATGTTGGAGCGCTGGACCGCAGCCTCGGTCGTCCAGAAGTTCGCCGACATGGCAGCTAACGGCGGCAAGGGCCTGTCCAAGGCTCGGCTACACGACCTGGGCCTCGGCGACGAGATGACCGAGCGTGTCTTCAAGATGCTCAATGAACAGGGCAACATGGAGTTCACGAGCGGCCTCGTGTCTGGCCGAAAGGTCGCCGGGGCTCACTTCGACAAGTGGACCGACAAAGAAGCGCGTGAGGCGTTCCTCGGCGCAATCGACCGCATGACCAAGCAGATCATCCAGAAGAACGACATTGGGAACCTCATCCCGTGGATGTCGCATCCTGCTGCGAAGATGCTGATGCAGTTCCGGACCTTCATGGTCGGAGCCTACACCCGGCAGACCCTCAAATCGCTCCACTTCCGTGATGCTCCCGCACTGGGCGCGGCTATCGGGACGATGGCGATGGCCGGGGCCGCTTACGTCGCCCAGACCAAGGTTCAATCCATTGGCCGGGACGACAGCTGGGCGGAGGATCGACTGTCATGGAACAAGATCGGGACGGCCTCCTTCGCGAGGGCCGGTGTCTCGTCCATCGTTCCCATGCTGGTCGACACGGCGATGTATGCCGGGGGACAGAACGCTGTGTTCTCGCACACCCGCACGACCGGTCAGGTCAGCAACATGCTCTTCGGCAACCCCACGACGGGCGGTGTCGACGATCTCGTCCAGGCTGGTCGAGCAATCGCTGGTCTCTTCGGCGATCACGAGTGGTCTCAGGAGGAAGCCCGGGCAATCCCGCGCATCCTTCCGTTCGGCAACATGGTCCCTCTGGTCATGGGCTTGAACGCGCTCATCCACGACATGCCCGAGTTCGCTCCTCGGGATCGCAACTAACGTCAACTCAGGGGGAGGCTTCGGTCTCCCTCTTTCATTCCAAAGGAACAATGGCTGCAGTAATTCACTCCTTCGTCGTCTACACGGGCGACGGGAGCAAGAAGAAGTTCACGTTCAGCTTCCCGTACCTGTCCCGCGATCACATCAAGGTACTCGTCAACGGGGTTGAAACAGGCGCCTATTCGTGGACCGGTGCTGGCGAAATTACGCTGACCACGGCCCCGGCGAAGGGCGTCTATCTGACGATCAAGCGCGTCACCCCCAACGCAACACTCCTGTCCCAGATCAGCGACGGCTCGACCCTTCGTTCCGAAGACTTGAACCGACAGGCCCAACAGGCGATGTACTCCGCGCAGGAAGCTGCCGACGAGGCAACGCTCGCTACCGCCAACACGCTGGCCGCTCCCGATACGGACGCAGGTCGTGTTCTCCTCAAATTCCCGACCATCGAAGATCGCGCCAACACGGTACTCGGCTTCGACGAGCTTGGTCAGTTCCGCCCGTTCACCTCGGCTGACATGCCGAAGGGCCCGGTGGGTGACAAGGGTCCGACCGGAGAACAGGGTCCGCTTGGTCCGATGGGTCCGACTGGTCCGCAGGGTCCGATTGGTCCGACCGGCGCTCGTGGTCCCGAGGGTCCTCAGGGTCCGCAGGGTATCGTAGGTCCGCAAGGGCCGCAGGGTATCGCTGGCATCATGGGACCGCAGGGCTCTCAGGGCATCATGGGACCGCAGGGGCCGCAGGGCCCGGAAGGCCCGGTGGGCAAGACCTTTGATCCCGACGCATCCGGCCTGACCGCCGACCGAGCCGCCTACGACGCCGAGCCGAAGAACTTCTCGTTCATCGACACCGAGCGGGGCATCGTCTACTGGAAGCTCTCCAACGACATCGGCGCATGGTCGTCCGGGGTAACCTTCGGGCGTGGTCCACAGGGTCTCCAAGGTCCGCAGGGGCCTCAGGGCGTGGTGGGTCCGAAAGGCGACACCGGAAACACGGGGCCGCAGGGTCTCCAAGGTCCGCAAGGCGTCGTTGGTCCGAAGGGTGACATCGGCCCGACCGGAGCGACCGGAGGTACTGGCCCTCAGGGTCCGCAGGGTCCAACTGGTCCACAGGGACCGACCGGCCCGACTGGACCGCAGGGCACCAAGGGCATGAAATGGGAAGGCGCATACTCGTCCTCGACCGCCTATCAAGTTGACGACGTCGTCTCTTACGGCGGTGCCTCCTACATGTGCATCGTGGGCAGTACGAACCGTACCCCGAGTGGGAACCCGACGTACTGGTCCGTGGTTGCGGCCAAGGGCGACACGGGACCTCAGGGCTCTACTGGCCCGACCGGAGCGACCGGTCCTCAGGGTCCGACCGGGGCAACCGGCCCTCAGGGCATCCAAGGTCTCAAGGGTAACACCGGAGCAACCGGGCCTCAGGGTCCCGAAGGTCCTCCCGGGAGCTTCGACATCTACACGGGATCGGCTTTGGACAACGTGTCGTGGCCTGTCGGCACGATCCTCATGATCCAAGGCGGCTACGCTGACCGCAACGTGTCGGTAGATGCCAGACTTCACGCCAACTACTCCTATGCCTACGACATCGGCGGCACTGGCACTGACATGGCCGGAACGTGGCGAATGCGCGGAACCGGTAGCTCCAACATCAGCTTGGTACAAAGGGTAGCTTAATGGCTCGTTTCATCCGCCTCCTTTCCGTTCAGGGACGAGGCAACCCAGATTGCTATCTCGCAACGATCGAAGCCCATCTCGACGGCGAGGCAACCAGTGAAGTTCTTACATTCGCCTCACTGCCGAACGACCCCCACGGGATCGGCCCGGTAGTCAGGGCGGCAATCACCGACTGGATCAACTCAGGTCAGCCGGTAGCTCCGTACGTGGCACCGACGCAGGAAGAACTCAGGGCGAAGATGCCGGAACTCACGAGAAGGCAGCTCCTTCTGGCGCTGTTCTCCATCGGCATCACCGAGGACCAGATCGATGCGGCGCTCGTGAACGACACCGAGGGTATGATCGAATGGAAGAATGCTTCCGATTTCGTCCGTACCCACCCCCTCATCACCGACCTCAGCGGCCACTTTGGCCTTCCACCCGAACAGGTGGACAGCCTCTGGCTCTGGGCTAGGAACCTGTAATCCCATGGCCTCGCTCAGACGTGGGGCCTCAACCCTCGAAAGAACAATGGAACACACCACGACGGCGGTGGCGGCTTCGGCTGTCACCACCCCGATTTGGTTGCCTTGGCTACAGACTGCTTCAGAGACCGCAGCAATGATCGCTCCGATCCTCGGCCTCGTCTGGCTTCTCATCCAGATATTCTCCAAGTCAATCGAAACATACCAGCGCTTCAAGGAACGCAAGAATGAAGACTGACAAGTCCAAAATGGACGGGCTCTTCGACAAGTTCGCGGAGCTGCTCGCCGAGACCCTCGAACAGGGCAAGGCGGTCGTCAACAAGGAAACCGGGGAGCTGGAGCGGGTCACGCCCGACGCGGCCACCCTGAACGTCGTCCGACAGTTTCTCAAGGATACCGGCACGGTTCTCCAGCCGGGAACGAGCCACGAGGCCGTCGAGCGCCTCCGCAATCGTGACCTCCCGTTCAACGGCGAGGAATACGAAGAAGGCCACGTTCACTGATCCGGAGCATTCTGGAGCATGTGTACCCGGGGGCCTAACTCCAGCTCGGACAGCTTAAACCCGAGCGGGTTCCCGGGGAGGAGGTACACTCTCGTCTTGCGATTGAACTTCGCCACCGTCCATTCGGCGTTCGGGACGCGGGGCCTGACCCACACGTGATACTCCGGGTCCATGTCCCCATACGTTCCTGCGACGCGGTTGGCGAGAATTTGGCCCATTACGTCTGCGGTGAGGCCAAACCGACGCATTAGATCGAGCGTGATCTCCACAGCTCTAGGGATGTCCTGCTCACCGGAGGCCCATCTGCGGCCCGTCCGGTCGTTCACGCCAAGCAATCGCGACACGGCGACCTGAGAGTACCCCAGCTGTTCGATCAAGTTCCTGAACTCGCTTGCTTCCATCACAACTCTCCTTAACCTGCCTGTAGGGCATAATGTCCTACATAGGGCACAATGTCCTAGGGCGCAATGCCCTATCGGAGAAATTGACCAAAACAACCAACGGCCTGAAATCAGGCACGACCCTGAGCGGAGCTGATCCGCTTCTCGACTTCCGAAACTTCCTCTACGTCGTCTGGCTTCATCTGAACCTCCCGAAGCCGACCAAGGTCCAGTACGACATCGCTGGCTACCTGCAGCACGGCCCGAAGCGCATGATCATTCAGGCGTTCCGTGGCGTCGGCAAGAGCTGGGTCACCTCGGCCTTCGTCTGCTGGCTTCTCTACTGCAACCCGCAGCTCAACATCCTCGTGATCTCCGCGTCGAAGCAGCGGTCGGACGACTTCTCGACCTTCACGATGCGCCTGATCTTCGAAATGGACATCCTCGCGCATCTGCGCCCGGGGCCCGAACAGCGGTGCTCCAAGGTCTCGTTCGACGTTGGACCGGCTCGAGCCTCACATGCCCCCTCGGTCAAGTCCCTCGGCATCACCTCGCAGATCGCCGGTTCCCGCGCTGACGTCCTGATCGCCGACGACGTGGAAGTCCCGAACAACTCCGATACCCATCTCAAGCGCGAGAAGCTGTCCGAGCAGATCAAGGAGTTCGACGCCGTTCTCAAGCCCGGTGGCCGGATCATCTATCTCGGCACACCCCAGACCGAACAGTCGATCTACAACCTGCTGCCCGACCGTGGCTATCAGGTCCGCATCTGGCCAGCCCGGTATCCCGATCCCGAGAGGGCAGGGAAGTACGGCGCTCGTCTGGCACCTCTGATCACCCGGGAGCTGGAGAAGGACCCAGACCTCGTCGGCCAGTCGGTCGACCTCGAACGCTTCTCCCCGCAGGACCTGGACGAACGTGAGCTGTCCTATGGCCGCTCGGGCTTCTCCCTGCAGTTCATGCTCGACACCAGCCTGTCGGACGAGGACAAATACCCGCTCAAGCTCTCCGACCTGATCGTCATGGGATTGAACCCGGGGAAGGGTCCTGCGGAGGTCGTCTGGTCTTCGGCCCCCGATCTGACCTACGAGCAGCTGCCGATGGTTGGCCTCCCGGGCGACCGCTACTACCGGCCCATGTTCATCTCCAAGGACTGGCTGGACTGGGAAGGCTCCGTCATGTTCGTCGACCCCTCCGGTCGAGGTAAGGACGAAACCTCGTGGGCTGTCGTCAAGATGCTGCACGGCGTCCTGTTCAACACGAAGATCAACGCCTCACGCGGCGACGGCTACTCCGACGAGACGCTTCTGACGATCCTCAGGGACGCCAAGGAGCAGAAGGTCAACCTGATCCTCGTCGAGCCGAACTTCGGCGACGGGATGTTCGCCCAGCTCCTCAGGGCCAAGTCTCAGGTGCACTACCCGGTCACCATCGAAGACGCTGCGTGGTCCAAGGCTCAGAAGGAGGCTCGGATCATCGACACCCTCGAACCGATCATGAACCAGCACAGGCTCGTCATCTGCTCCTCTGTCGTCGAGTGGGACTATTCGTCCACCACGTCCTACGGGCAGGAAGACATGAAGAACATGCGTCTCTTCTACCAGATGACCCGGATCACCCGTCAGCGTGGCGCTCTGGCTCACGACGACCGGCTGGACGCCCTAGCTGGTGCCGTGGCCTACTGGAACGAGTTCCTTGCGAGGAACACCGACAAGGCCGTGGCTGACCGGAAGCAGGAGCTGTTGGACGCAGAGCTGGCTCGGTTCATGGACAACGTCCTCGGAGCCTCTATCGAGGCCCCTCGGTGGTTCTAAGACACCTGATCGAATAGGGGCAACAGTAGGTATGCCTGGGGTGAAACTCTAGTTATAACTTAGGTATCCACCTGAGAGCCTTCCTTCAAGGATAGCCCTCGGTGACACCAGAGGCCCCACCTGAGAGACTTCTGTCCAGACCAAGGGAAGGGGGAGTGATGAAATATTCATCCCCCTACCTCCCTAGTCACATCCCCAGTGAACCGAGAGTGCAGCCGGGATGATCGTGGCCAGAGGCTGGTCCAGAGTGCCCTGCGAGGCGTCACCGACGAACTCACACAGGTGCTCCAAGGATTGAGCGACGGTCTCGCCCTCGGGGATGCAATAGGTCTGACCCTCGCTGACCATGGTGCGGTCGAGGACGCCGATCACGTAGAGCTTCGCCGACAGGACTTTCTTCTCGTCGTCCAGAGACCCGCAGACATCCTGCAGCCAGACCCCGGTGAGCGGGGAGGGAGCCTTGGCTTGGACCGTGGTGGCGCTGAGGAGGGACAGGAGTGCTGCAATGGTGAGGTGTGTCTTCATGCCCGGGTTGTATCAGGGGTCCGGAATGTTTGGTAGAAATTTCTGAGCGACCCAATCAGATCAGCGGCAGGGCGCGTTCCCCCCGGTACCCCCCTCGGTTTCCCTACGGTTTGGGCCTTGGATCGGCCTTGCGGATGGCGATTGTCACAGTGATTTGTCGCGGCGAAGGGGAAACACCAATGAAATCAATGGGACAGACTAGATGTTAGATCCGGTCAACAGGGGATTGCCTAGGGTTTGCCGTGGTTTGGGCTAGGGCAGGAACCGAGGACGGTCAAAAGGTTCGGGCTTGTGTCAGCCTATCAGTGTCTTTTGTTCACTCAGGTTGAACGATAGTCCCACCCATGTTCACCCATGAACGACACTCGGCTTCCCGTTCACTCGGGATGAGGCCCTACACGTGTGCATTATCCCGCGCGTATCGCATACGCAGCGCTGGGCGCGTTCCTGATCCCGTCCAGAGCCGATTTCCGAGTGATTGCAGCGGTTTAGACCCTGGCTGACCTCCCATAACCCATTGATCGGACTCGATTATTCCTGCGATTTGATCGTTACATTCATGTCGATTTATGCACTATCGAAGAGATTTAGACCGAGGATAGCCGAAGAAAAAGCGATGGATAATCAATGGCTTGAAAGAAAGTTGGCTTCTATCGATTTTTTTTGTTTACGGCAGTGGAACGATTACGGCATAACTAAATCACACCAGACGAACGGGTTGCCGGTTCTGGTGGGGGCGGTTCCAGCGCCTCGGTGACAAGAGGCCGCTAGGGGCGCTTGGGTTCTTTGACAATTTACGATCCGCTCTGGTCGGCCACCACGGTCTACCCCCAGCGGACACAGAATGAACGGCAATCGTCCGCTAAAGCAAGGCGGCACATGGGTTGCACTCTCCGAAAGCATCCGCTCCAGCGGCACCACGGCTTAGCCTGTGGTCGCTGCCCGGGCAGGACAGCAGCCGAGAGACCGTGTGTCTAGATGCAAGCCAGCGATTGCGGGGCAAGGAAACCGTGCTCCGAACAACGGAACCAACCGAACTACCTTCTAAGGCCAGTCCTTAGGTCAAGACCGTGGCTACGGCCATGCGTCCTGATCCAATGACAGCTTCACTGCCGCTACCGCGTCCTTTCGAACCTCTCGGAAAGCCAGCCTGACAAGCTGCCGAGAGCGGGACCACCGAGCCGGTCTAAGGTCTCCACCGAGTGAGACCGAGGCTCCACCAGGCAACTAGCCGCTACAGGTGCGCCGTCATCGATCCACTAGCGCAACAATTACACAACAGGAGAGTAAGACCATGTTCCGTGGCACCCTGATCCGCTCGGGCAACAACGCCAAGACCGTCAAAGGCGACGGCGAGTATGAAACCGCCATCATGTATCTCGCACCCTTCACACTGGCAGGGGCGAATGTCTGCCCGATGGCTGAGACTGCCGGGTGTGTCGCCGGATGCCTGAACACCGCCGGTCGCGGTCGGATGAACAACGTCCAGATCGCCCGCATCAACAAGACCAAGCGGTATCTGAATGACCGCATCGCCTTCATGTATGAGCTGGTCGACGACCTCGAACGGTTCGTCCGCTACTGCCGCCGCAAGGGTGTGAAACCCGCAGTCCGCCTGAACGGCACCAGCGACATCCAATGGGAAGTTGCGCACAACACCAGCCGTGGGTGGGTGTCTCACAACATCAACGCGGCAGGGCAGCGCGAAGAGGAATGGGGGGAGAACCGGGGCTCGATCTTCGAACTGTTCCCCGAAATCCAGTTCTACGATTACACCAAGGTCTACAAGCGGGTGTATCGCGAGCTTCCCTCGAACTACTCGCTCGTCCTGTCCTACTCGGAAGCGAACCCTCGCTATGCCGAAGCTGTCGCCAAGGCGGCAAATGAGACCGGCGCGAACGTGGCTATCGTCTACCGGACCAAGGAGCTGCGCGACTACTTCGTCGACAAGCTGGCGCAATACAGCGATGTCTGCCGCGACGTGATCGACGGCGACGAGACGGACCTGCGCTTCCTCGATCCGCAAGGCGTGATTGTCGGGCTCTACGCAAAGGGCCGCGCTAAGGTCGACACCTCGGGCTTCGTCGTGGGCTAACCACTACACTAACGCAACAGTTACACCAGCGGCACGACCTCGGGCACCTCCAGCCGGGTCGTGTCGTCCGGGGGAGGGGAAACACCATGGCAAATCGCAAATACCACACCCTCGTCTCTGTCGACGGCTCGCCCGGGTGCCCGTGGGGCATCGAGTTCGGCGCCTATGACCTCGACACCGTGAAGGACGAGTGGGCCGAGATGCGCGACCGGGGCTGGAAAGCCAAGGAACTCAAAATCATCACCACGGGCGACACACAGGCCGAGATCGACGCGGCAGTCGCTGAGCTGAACAAGGACATCTGACCATGTACCAGATCAGTAAGGAAGCCCAATCGGGCAAATGGCACATCTCGCACGTCACGCCGGGTTGGATCACGCCAATCGGCGGACCCTACGCCAAGCGCAAGGAAGCAATCACGGTCGCACGGCTTCTCGCCGGGCGCCGGGGAAGTGTGGTGATCCGATGAGCACCGAACGCGAAAGCTACAGCCACCTCCACGTCGAAGCCGCGCTCTGCCTCTGGGAGGCCATGTGTGAAGCCAATCAGCGGGGCTGGGAGCGTGATCCCGAGAACGAGCGGCGGAAGAAGCGGCTCAAGCCTCTGACCGGCAACGCCGCAGCCTTCTACGAGACTTGGCGGAACGTCGGCGCGGTCGCAATGCGTCACATGGCGATCCACCTCGCGGACGACATGCTCAAGACATGGGACGCCATGACCGAGGCCGAACAGGAGGAGTTGATCCCGTACGACTGGGAGTTCGCCCCGGCCTTCCTCGCAATCATCCAGTGGGACCGCTGGGGAACTCCGGTCCTCCCGAACACACCCCGCGAGATGGCCGAGGCCGTCCTCGCCTTCCAGAGGACAACCCTGTGACCGACCAAGATTTCGTAACCATCCTCGGCCAGATCAGCGTCGTCTTTCTGGTCCTGTCGGGCTTCTGCGCATGGCTCCACGTCAAGGCGGTGTCCGAATGACGCGCTTATTTACCGCTCATCACTTGATTGGCCTGTTCGAGCGCCAGGTCCGTCACTGCGACACACTCCACATATTCCTGGAGGATCGGTCGACCTTTGTCGTATTTGACCTCCGGCGCCATCGAGTTCCTGATCTCGGCGAGCTTGTCGCATTGGCCCAAAGTCATGAAGTTGCCCGGCATCATTTTGACTTCCGGGTGGGCCCCGCCGAGGATCTGCACAGTCATATAGAGGGCGATTACATCCAGCATTCGTCTTCTTCCAAGCACCTAGCAATGAGACGTTTGGGTGCTCGCACCCGGCTTCGGACGCTATACCATTCTCGGCGTTACTGGGTGAACTACCTCTCGGCGTATTTCCACTTTTTAGTGTGGCCCTTCTGCGCATGGCTCCACGTCAAGGCGGTGTCCGAATGAAGCCCGGGTACCGTCCACCGCTCACACCTTGGGAGGATCAGCAGTATCGCGGCAGCGTATGGCACACGGTCGGCTCTGCCACGATCTGCGGTCTCTTCCTGCTCGTGTTCCTCAGCCTTCTCTAGTCGGGGAGGATACCCTTCACGGGTTTCACCCGCACCTTCGGCTTCGTCGGCTTCGGCGGTTTCGACACACCCTCGAACACCGTCGCGCTGATCCTGATCGGCATCTGGGCTCGCGGAAAGCGGACCCGGGGCACACCATCCTCGTCGATCCAGACGACTTCGCCACGGACGACCACCTCGTCGCCGATCTCGATCTTCTTCTCTGACATCTCAACCTCATCAGCCCTTCACAGGAGCATAACGCATGATCTCGATATTCGAACAGTTCCTCTCCCGCAGTGGAGCGATTGCCTTCCTTCGGGACTACCGCCGTCGCTTCCCGGGCTCGACCTTCGGGACGAACCTCCGCGTCAACTTCAACCGCTTCGAACAGTGCTGGCAGGTGTCTGGCCACCGGTTCGATCTCAAGTCCAATCCCCAACTCGTCGCAGCGTAATCGCCTGGGCCTATTACAGAAGCCCACAACACCTTCCAAAATCACGGAGAAACACACATGTCTAAGAAGTCCGCTATCGAAACCTTCCGCTCCCTCGCCATCGGTTCCAAGCTCTGGTTCCGTCAGACCGACACCGAGCGCTACGGCGAGAAGCCGGTCGAAGCCATCAAGGTCAACCCCCACGACGTCCTGATCATCGGCGCTCAGTTCGGCTGGGAGCTTCACCCGAGCGACATCTACAGCCCGGTCACCGAGGAAACGCTCTCGGGTGCCACCAAGGGTTCGGACGGGAGCTACCTCGGCTGGGGCATCTTCGACAACGACCTGCAGGTCTGGACCTCGGACCCGACCGTGAAGAAAGCCAGGGTGAAGAAGCTCCGTCCGTCGCTGATCGGCCAGCGCTTCACGATCATGACACTTCCCGAGGGTATGACTCCGGACATCAAGGTCGGGATGAAAGGCACGATGGTGCAGACCGGCATGGAAACGCCGCTGGTTGTCCTCGACGGCTACCCGCGCACGACCTACCTGCACGTCTCGCACCTCGGCATTCACAAGCGCCGCGCCAAGATGACCATGGATCGCCTCCCGCCTCAGACGAAGGAAGTGCTCTCGCTGCTCAAGGCGAAGGGCTCCCTGACGGCGATTGAAGCCGGTGGCGTCATCCGGGCCCGGTCGCTGGCCAAGCGCATCAGTGAGCTGAAAGAGGCCGGTGTCTCGATCATCGCGGAGACCAAGCACGACCATACCGGGCAGCGCTACGCTCGTTACCACCTCAAAGCTGCGGCGTAGGAAACAAAGTCGGCGGGGAATTCTTTCGATTGCATTAACCACTTGTATAGAGGTCATGCTGGTTGTAGAGAGATACCCGCCGACACTGAAGAAGTTTCGGCAACGAAACTATTGCCAATCAGGAAAAAATTATGAACCTCTCGTTACTGGGCAGGTTGGCGGTCGGATACGCCAATCGCCTTGATCTTATCGTCGTGGCAGCTGTTAAGGCGCTGTACCACGGCGGTACCAGAGCGGTGCTGCCTAATACTGGTCGCTCCGCCTGTCCGGTCTTCACGCTCGGCGGTCAGGAAGTAGATGTAGTTCCAAGCCGTTACGAAACTTTGCTTGTGTACTATGAGAGGACGAACCCGGAGGCGTTCAACCTCCTGTACGACCCCGAGGAGGACCTCAAGGAGGACGAGCGCTGGCTCGCCAACAAGGCCACGTCTCTGGGTCTCCCCGTGGTCAAGATCGGCAATGCAACCGCCTATCCACAGGACCTTTTAATGGCCCGTCTGGGTTAGTTGCAATTATCTCGCTAACGAAATAGTCTCTCAGCTGTATTGATTTGTAAGAGGGGATTTCTCCACCATGACAACGACCGTCGCGAATGTGTCCGACAACAAGAACGTCCGCCGCCTGATCTCCATCGTCGAAGAGTTCCGTAAACTCGACGCCGAGATGCAAGCCCAGACGATCCTACTGTTCCTCTTGGTGGTTGCCCGCCCTGGCATATCGATGAAGGAGCTGGCTCAGAGCACTGAGCTGTCTTCGGCCTCGATAAGCCGCAACATCGCTGCACTTGGGGAGACGCATCGTGGCGGACAACCGGGGCACAACCTGCTCCGTGCATACGAAGACCCGCTGGATCGGCGGACAAAGAGGGTGGACTTGACCGCAAAAGGTAGAGCCGTCTGCTCCACCCTCATTACGGCTCTGACCGGAGCCATCGAATAACCCGAACAATACCCTCGAAAGGAGAGGACGAATGGCAGTAAGACGACGCGGAGACGCGTGGCAAGCCGATTTCATGGTGAAAGGCACGAGGTACCGCGAGACCTTCGACACCGAGGTCGACGCGAAGAAGTGGGAGATCGACGTCAAGGCGGCTCTCGAAACCGGAAGGCCGATCCCGGGCAAGAACAATGGGCGATCCGAGAGCGGTCACAAGATCACGACCCTCGGCCAGCTGTTCGAGCACGTCAAGAAGACCCACTGGAAGCTCAAGCGCTCGGCTGAGACGCTGATCCAGAGCGGGAAGCAGTGTGTCGACATCCTCGGCACGTCGTTCGAGGTCAAAGACTTCAGCCGCTACCAGTACGACGAGATCATCTCGCACCTGTCGGACGAGGAGCTGTCGAACGCCACGATCAACCGGAAGCTGGCCGCGATGTCCGTCATGGTTCGCGCAGCGGTCGAGATCGGAGCGCTCGGTCGCGCCCCCAAGGTGCCGCTCTTGGAAGAGGGCATCGGTCGCACCCGGTTCATCACCGAGGAAGAGGAAGTCAAAGTCCTCGGGCTGATGCAGAAGCTCGCCATGGACGACGTCCGCGCCTTCACGATCTTCGCGCTCGACACCGGGGGTCGTCTCTCGGCCATGCTCGGGCTGGGCTGGGGCGACTTCGGCCCCGACCTGTCGACCGTCACCTACTGGAAGGACAAGAAATCGCCTCCGCGCACCCTGCCTCTCTCGGAGAGGGCCAAGGTCGAGCTTCGGGCGATCAAGGAGCGCTACCCTGACAACCCGGGCCCGTTCCGCATGTTCCGGTCGAAGAACGGCCAGTTGCGCACCCACTGGGATCGCGTCATGTCAACACTCAAACTTGACGACGTGGTCATCCATACTCTAAGGCACACCTGCGCCAGCCGCTTGGTGCAGCGCGGGGTCGACCTGCGCCGCGTCCAGCAGTGGATGGGTCACCGGAGCATCCAGACGACGCTTCGGTACGCCCACTTGGCACCGTCAGACCTTCTCGGGATGGCCGGTGTTCTGGAGCAACATGTACGCACGGAGCAGGTAGCTGCGTGATGATGCGGGTGTGGCGGAATTGGTAGACGCACTTGGTTTAGGTCCAAGCGCCGCAAGGTGTGGGGGTTCGAGTCCCTCCACCCGCACCACGGAAGAAGGCGAACAGAAAAAAGCCCAATCCGTGTGACAATCGTTGTGACAAATGGTGACAAACAGGTGCTGGAGACAGCGCTGTGACAAGCCGGAAGCGCTGGAAATGCTGGGTTTCAGGGATTTCTAGACGGATTTAGGTTCTGGTGCCGCAAGGCGTGGGAGTTCAAGTCTCTCTACCCGCACCAGGACGATATAGCAGTCACGCGTCGGTATTCGGCGCTGGGAGGGCCGGCAAGGC